ATGATGATTGCAGTGGTGTTCAATAATCTTTTAGTTTTAGAAAGAGTAAAAAAGCGAAAAAATTGTAAAAAAATGGGTTGAAAAAACCAGATTAGTCATTATATAATATAAATATAAGTGTAGATGCTCATGGTGAGGTCTACTAAAACTAACTTGCTTATAAAAGGAGAAAACTATGTCTATTTATGACGATATCTTTGGGCGAACATTTCCGTTTGCCATAGGGTTCGACAGAACCTTTTCACTACTAGAAAGAGCCGCAGAGGCACCTTCTATTAATTATCCACCTTACAACATTATCAAGGACGATGACGAACATTTTCGCATTGAACTTGCTGTTGCTGGGTTTGATAAAAAAGAACTTAAAGTCTCAAAAGAGAAAAATGTTCTAACAATTGAAGGCAAAAAAGAAAGTGGTGAAGATGAGTCTTATCTTCATAAGGGACTAGCCTCTAGGTCTTTCAAAAGATCATTCACACTTGCTGATGATGTACTAGTCGTTGGCGGTGATCTAAAGAATGGTGTTTTGATTATCAACCTAGAGAGAGTAGTGCCAGAAGAAGATAAACCACAACTTATCAAAATCAAGTAAAACTCTATTGACTAGTAGCACCACTTGTGATATAGTGGTGCTACTATAATATTATAGGAGTATATTATGTTGAATGTAGGTGATAAAATTCCTAATGTCGTTATGCCAGTAAGGGCTGATGGCGATTGGGTGCATTTGAACACCCACGAACAATTTGCAGGAAAAAGAGTGATCATCTTTGCACTGCCTGGTGCTTTTACACCAACTTGTTCATCTTTTCAATTACCTGGTTTTGAAACAATGTTTTCACAGTTTCAGGAAAAAGGTATTGATAACATCTATTGTCTCTCAGTGAATGACTCATTCGTTATGAACTCATGGTTTGAGGCACAAGGAGTTCAAAATGTCAGACCATTACCAGACGGTAACGGTGAATTCACCGAGCTTATGGGTGCATCTGTAAAGAAAGCAAACTTAGGTTTCGGTATCAGATCATGGAGATATGCAATGGTCGTCAATGATAATGTAATTGAATCAATCTTTGCAGAAGAAGGATTTGGTGACAACATTGAAACTGATCCTTATGAAGTATCTTCACCAGAAAATCTCTTAGATAATATCTAATGCCAGATTTCAAATGTGATTTAGTCCTATCAGAGGCAGACGCAAAGTTTGCCTCTGGTAGAATCACAGAGTATTACCAAAACTTCGGTAATATGGCAGACTATCTAAGAAAAATAAAATTAGAAAGAGTTTCAGAAATGCCAACTCCTCTTTTTGGTTTCAATCTATCAGATGATTTCTTTTCAGACTTCACTATACATCCAAGAGACATGAACTTTAGAGTTGGTATTGCAGATCATGAGGTCTTTCATAACTACTTAGAAATCATAACATCACATGCTATAGAAGCATCAAATCCTGGTCGTAAACTCATTCTTATGGTTTATGAAACAAACACAAATAAGATTGTGGGTTTTATAAGACTAGGTTCACCTATGATGAACATTGCACCTAGAAATAGGTATTTTGGTGAAGTGTTGGGTGCAGAACAAATGCCTGTATTCAATAAACATGCTATCATGGGAATGATAATAGTTCCAACTCAACCTTTTGGATTCAACTATCTAGGTGGTAAACTACTAGCACTCATGTGTTGTTCACATGAAATAAAAAAACTAGTTGATGAAAAGTATGATATGAATCTATGTCATTTTGAAACTACATCACTTTATGGTTCAACTAAAAGTATGTCACAGTATGATGGTCTAAAACCATTTATAAAAGGACATGGTTTGACTGATAGTAATTTTGCACCACTTATGAATGATAATTACTTCAAAGATTTAGAAAAGTTCTTTGTTGAAAAGAATGGTGGTCCGATTGTTTGGGAACAAGCATCATCTAGGAAAATGAAATCACAATCTAAAATGATTTCTATAATCAGAAAGTCTTTGAATGAGAATGATAAAAAAGAATTTGATAAAGTTGTTGATGATGCTAGAAGACTAAATGAAAAGAAAAGATTCTATGTTTCTGATTTAGGTTTTGAAAATACAAAAGATGTTATTTTAGGAAAAACAGAAACACTTATACCTAAATCAAACTATGATAGATATTCAATTGAAAATCTAACAGAATGGTGGAGAAAGAAAGCTTCAAACAGATACGAAACATTACTTTCAGACGGAAGACTTAGAAATAAATTAGAAGTTTGGAATGAAAATCCAGGTGAAATAGATATTATAAGATAGTGTATAGAATAGTTGAAAATCCATTTGAAAAAGATGCCGCTATAGAAATTATAGAAGGTGATTACAAAGGTCTAGTGTATCAATATGGCAAAGTACAATTCGAAGATGGTAAACCGAACATAAATTTTCAAAGAACCATACGAAGATTGCCAGATATAGTTGAAGATAAGACAGATGAAGAGATTGACAAACTACTAAATAATAGTGAACTAAATAAGATTATGGGAGATATCCTAATTGAATTATTACAGGAACAAATAAAAAATGAACAAAGAACTATTGAAAGAACAGATAAAAAGGCATGAAGGAGAAGTCCTAGAAATATACGAAGACTCTTTAGGTTATCTAACATTTGGAGTTGGACATCTAATAAAAGAAAGTGATCCAGAATTCGGTCAACCAGCAGGTACACCTGTATCACAAGAGAGGGTTGATGAGGTCTATGAGATTGACTTTGACAAACATGTTGAAGAAACAATACATGTATTTGAATCTAAAGGTGGTGAAGACTTCTACAGTCTACCAGAAGACATTCAACATGTGTTGGTCAATATGACTTTCAATTTAGGTGGCACGAGATTCAGCAAGTTCAACAACATGTGGAAAGGTGTCATTGAAAATGATTGGGAAAAAGTTGCTGTTGAAATGGAAGATAGTAAATGGTTTGGTCAAGTTGGTCGCAGATCAGTAGAACTACAACAAATGGTCAGAAATTGTGGCTAATCCATTACCAGTTGTAAAGTGTGTTATTCTAAACTCAGGTGATATACTTATGGGATTCTATGAGTTCAATGCAAAAACTCAGATGCATACACTTTACGATTGCAAACAATGTGTCAGTGAAATATCAGAAGGCAAAATGGAAGTTTCACTTGCAGATTTTATACCTTTTGCAAAAGAATACAATTTCTCTTTCCACGAAAGTAAAGTGATCACTATCTTTGATGCAAAACCTCAGTTAGAAATAAACTATAAAGTGTCAACAGGAAATTTAGATTCAACATTAGAAAGTAATGCCCTTAGAAATGGCAAAGTGAGAGGTCAGAAATGAGAAATGAAATAATACAAAGTTTAATTGCACACGCGGATGCGCATATCAACAAACACAAGATGAATGTAGAAATACATCTTTCAAATCCAGTAGGTGTTGGGGAACATTCAGATCATTTAGAGACAATCGAAAAAGAATTAGAACAAATTGCTCATTATGAAGATCAGAAAGAAGTTCTTCTCAAACACTTCAATAATCCACACTTTACAGCACAAACTACCTTGACAGAAGACTAATACTGTAGTATCATTACAGTATGGATTTCTACACGAATGTCACTCGCACACGAGACAAAATTTTAGCAGTTGGGTATAAAGGCAACAAAAAACAAAAGTTGTCTATATCTTATCGTCCCAAACATTTCATTCCCTCAAAGAAAGGTGACACACCTTATAAATCACTAGACGGCAGACCACTTGAAGTTGTTGAACTCAACTCAATGGGTGGTGCAAGAAAGTTCAGAGAGAAGTATGCAGGTGTTGAAGGTTTTGAAATCCATGGTTATGACCGATATGTTTACACATGGATATCAGACAGGTTTCAAGGTGATATAAAGTTTGATCTATCTCTGATTAGAGTTGCAACACTTGACATTGAGTGTGAATGTGAGAATGGTTTTCCTGAACCCATTCTTGCTAACGAAAGAGTGAATGCAATTACAATGAAACCGTTCGGTAAAGATGCTCATGTCTTCGGCATTGGACCATGGGAACACAACAAGACAGATATAGTATATCATAACTGTAAAAATGAAATGGACTTACTTGTTGAGTTCATCAAGTATTGGCGTGCAGAACAATTTGATATCATCACTGGTTGGAATGTAGATTCATTTGATATAACTTATCTTTGTAATCGTATTGATAAAATACTCGGTGAAGATGAACACAAGAAACTCTCGCCATGGGGTCTATCAGATGTGAGAGAATGGGTATCATTCGGTCACCAAAAGAACATGAAATATAATCTTTATGGTATCAATGTGCTTGACTACTTGGAAATGTATCGTAAAAAGACTTTTGTAAACCAAGAGTCTTACAAACTAGATCATATTGCAAATGTAGAGTTAGGTAAAAGTAAATTAGATTACTCTGAATATGGTTCACTTCATACACTTTACAAACAGGACTATGCAAAGTTCTTAGAGTATAATCTAAAAGATGTTGTTCTTGTAGAAGAACTAGAAGATAAACTTGGATTTATTGAGTTGGTGCTAAATCAGGCTTACACGGCAAAATGTAATTACGATGACACATTCGGCATGGTGAAGTATTGGGAAACTATCATCTATAACTTTTTGAAAGAGCAAGGCATTCAAACACCACCTCAAAGACTGAAAACAGGAAATGATAAAACAAAATCAATTCAAGGTGCTTATGTAAAAGAACCACTAGTCGGCAAACACGATTGGGTTATGTCTTTCGATTTGAACTCTCTGTATCCACATCTTATCATGCAGTTCAATATTTCACCTGAAAAAATAGTGAAAGGTAATAGACAAGATGTATCAGTAAAAAGACTACTAGATAAAGAATGTGATCTATCTTACACCAAACAGAAGAATCTAACAATTGCACCCAACGGTGTGATGTTCAAACGAGATAGACAGGGAATGTTTCCAGAACTCATGGAAAAATTCTATGATGAACGAAAAGAATGGAAGAAAAAGATGATCTCTTATCAAAAAGAGAGAGAAGTTTGTACAGATCCACAAAAGAAACGAGAGCTAGATACTCTTATCAAAAGAGCATACAACAATCAACAAGTTCGTAAGATTGCATTGAACTCTGCTTATGGTGCAATGGCAAATCAATACTTTGCCTTCTTTTCTACCGATCTTGCTGAAGCAATTACACTATCAGGTCAATTAGTAATCCAATGGGCAGAAAAAACTATAAACAAATATCTAAACGAATTATTGAACACTGATAATGAAGACTATGTGATTGCAATGGACACCGATTCTATTTACAT